GTAATCGTGTCCCCTGATGCCCCGATCGTGATCGTATCAGCATTCTCATTAATAATGTTATTGCCGCTTTGATCCTGGATCGTGTCTACTTTTAATATAGATGCCATTAACTATTTCCTCCGTTATCAATAACAGTGTTTCCCTCTGCTATCCACTCTTGTATTGCTTGGTAATGTCGGTTTCCCTCTGAATGAGGAACTGACCATTCTGTTCCATCTTGATAAATTACTTTGTAACTAAAACCAGTTTCTGTATATATTTTTTCTACTGTGTTAATCATAATTCTGAGTCTAAAGAAAGACTGCCTCCTCCTGAAGTTGACCTAAGTACAGCACCTTGACCTGCTGTGCCAGTTGATGTTGTGCATTGTACTCCTACAACATCTGTTTTTGCTGATGTTCCACTTATTGCAATACTACTAGCAGTAAGTGTTCCTGCACTTCTTACCTCAAAACTACCAGTAGTAGATAAAGAGGGGTCATCTCTCATTGTTTTTTTATATTTTAAATACCCATAAAAAAGAATAGTATTAGCAAGAGTACCAGATGCAAATGGGGTTATAGTTTCAGTAGTAAATTTTTGAAAATACCTCTGACATCTTGCTAAATTCACATCAACAGGTAAGAACTCAAAATCAGATGCAGTTGTTCCAGCTTCTAATTGTACTCCTGTGATGTAAAAATCGTTAGCTGTGTCATCGGCTATATTAACTTGACCAACAGCTCTGTTGGCATTTGTACTTGATGTCCAAGTTGTTGATAAAGTTCCTGATGTAAAACTTGTTCCAGCACCTAACCAAAAATTTAAACTTAAACTATCTCCATTATCATTTGTAAATGCACCAGTAGTATCTCCCTCAAATGTAATTATTTTCTTTTCCCAAGTATCAGAAACACTTACAGTATAAGATTTTGAAATTTGTCTATTATTGTCTAAATCATAAAGTTCTGCAATAAATGTTCCAGTTTTAGTAGATTTAACCCAGAATGATAATGTTAAACTTTCAGCACTTGAAGTACCTTTTTTTAAATATTGTAAATTTTGTCCCTCAAATATTTGTTGTATTCTTAAATTATCTGCAGCGGCAGGAGCTGCATCAGCAGTTGTGCAATCTAATTTTAAAGATGTAGCAAAACCCTGTCCAGTTGGAACATCTGTAGATTGTGACATTGTAAAAGTTCCTAAAGAACTATTAAAAAACTTAAATCTATCTACAGTATAATAACCAGAAGTAGTTAAAGAAGCCTCACTTGTTGCTCTTTGTGCAATACTCATATCACCATTGATGACGATATTCTTAGATCCAACGGTATTTAAAGCAACATAGTTACCTGTTCTTGGACTAACTTTATCTACTTTTAATTCACTCATTATACAATTACCAAGGTTCCTGTTACCGTCACTGTTTCTGAAAATGTTACTGGACCTGCAAGTACTGCAGATTCAATAGTTATCGTTTTATCAATAGTCTCTGCATGAGTATAAATATCTTCTGCACCTGGTTTGTTACCAATGTAAGTTGTAGTATATAAACTATCCATTTATTCTCCTTATGCACTTATTGAATCAACAACGCTCACATATACATCCGCTGATGTTGCAGTATCTGATTGTACTTTTAATACATCCGTATTCTGCATTACAAATTTAGCACCTCCTGTTACAAGCTCTACTGAACTTGCTGGTGGTATACTTAAATCTTTTGCAATGTATCTGTCAGTTGATCCTGATACAGAAACCCAAACATCAATAGCAATCGCTGCAGCTGTTGTGTTAGTAACTCTTACTCCAATCACAGCATCATTGGAATCTGCTGTAAATACCGTTACTGCACTGTTTGTTGCTTCTGCGCTATATCTTGTAAAATCTTGTGCCATATTTTTTCTCCTAAAGTGCTATTGCCATGGCCACCGAGAACCCTTTGCTGGCAACACCTGATAAATTATTACTGTACTCTATAATATCAGTTCCATCAGAATATACAAGTTTAATTGTTTTATCTGTGGCTGCAAAAGTAGGCCCTGTTCCAGAGGTTGTTTTTACTGTTACGGTAAAAGCTCCACTTGTTGCATTTTCAATAATATAGGTTTTTTCAACACTATCAGGAATAATGACATTGACATTTGAAGTGATGGTTCCTGTTAATTTAATGACTTTGTTTTTACCATTGGATAATGCACCATTAGTATATGCTAAAGTTGCTCCAGTGGTCGCATTCAGGGCTACGGCATCATAGCCACCAATTGCTTGTTCTAGAATAAGTAAGTTGGTATTTGTAATTTGTCCCCAAGTTCCTGAATTTTCTCCAGTTGCCTGTACGGTTAATTTTAAACTTGCTGATGTAGTATTTGGCATATTTTATATTCCTTAAATTATTTGATATTAATTAATTTAGACGCTACTGTCAAGCAACCTCTTTCCATGGAGAGGCTGTACCAGTATCAACTTCTACCCAGCCACTAGTTGTGCCAGTATTGACATTGGTATAAGTCGTTGTTGAGCCAGTATTTACTGGGTTCCAAATAACGAATTTAAATGTTCCTTCTGCAACTGTCAAATTAATTCCAGTTACAAAAACATCTGCATTTCCTGTAACCTCTACATCATTTTCTTGAACCGTTAACTCTTGACCCGTTACATTGACATTAGCACCTGCAGTAGCAACAACATCTCCTTCTGCAGCAGTTAGTGCTTGACCGGTTATATTGACATTTGCATCTCCAGTGACATCTGGAACATTATCTTGAACTGTTAAATCTTGACCGGTGATATTAACATCAGCGTTTGCAGTGACAGTTACACTATTTAAATTAGCAGATAACAGTTCACCGGTGATATTAACATTTGCATCTCCAGTGACATCTGGAGTATTTTCTTGAACCGTTAATTCTTGACCCGTTAAATTAACGTTTGCATCTGCAGTAACAGATACATCATCTAAGTTTGCGGATAATAATTGTCCGGTTGCATTTACATTTGCATCTGCTGTAACAGTTACACTATTTAAATTTGCAGATAATAATTCTCCAGTTAAATCTACATTAGCAGTTCCAGTAACAGTGACATTATCTAAATTAGCAGATAAGAGTTCACCAGTTACATTTACATTTGCGTCTGCAGTAACCGTTACATTATCTAAATTAGTAGATAATAATTGACCAGTTACATTAACATTTGCATTTGCGTTAACAGTAACGTTGTCAAGATTAGTAGTTAGAGATTGTCCGGTAAGATTTACGGATACATCAACTTGGCCGATGCCCCAAGTACCTGTACCCCAAGTATAATTACCATTCCATCCTGCCACTTAAGACCTCCTTGTTAGCCGGAGATTCTTAATATAGCTGCCGATGTAGTGAATGCTGGAAAAATAATTGTGAAAGTTCCGCTTGTGCTAACTTTATCAGATGTAAAATCTAAAACTGCAACTGCTTTGTTAGTAGCTGAAGTATTATAAATCAATGCACCTCTTGCAGTGATCGTTGCACCTGTAAAAGATAAATCATTAAAATCAACAATCGCAACACCTGATGCAACTGACGTACTTGGATTTGGTTGTACTAATGCTCCACCACCTGCAGAGTATGATCCTGAATCACCAACTTGACCTGTAGTTGTATATGAAGTCGTTGCTGAGTTTAAAGTAGCTGAAGAACTATAAAGAGCCAACTTGAATTTATCTCCTCCAAATTGGAATTCATGTTGACCTTCTAACAATTCTTTTTTAAAAGAATTTGCAATCGCTTGTGTTATAGCCATAGTTTATCTCCTTATTTGCCTCCGAGTCGAGGAACACCTGATTGATATTCGTCTCGTCTTCGTCTTCCCATTTGTTCAGTTGAGAAGCCTTCTGCTACTTGTTTATATCTTCCTTCATATAATTGCAAGAGATCATTTGGCCCCTTTAGAAAACTAAATGCTTCGACTAAGCATGCATACAAAAGTCCGTTGGGAAAATACTTACTTAGGTATGTTGTTGTATTTGTACTCGATAAACCTGGGTCTTTCAAGATATAATTTAATTGAATTTCATATGTTGAACTTGGCGTTGGGGCTAAAACAATAGTATCTTTATCCCACATACCATAGTATTTAGGCTCTCCCGTTACTCCAGTTGAATTATATTCTGACATAAAACTGGTATCTCTAAATTCTAAAAAGTTTCTAGTTCCACCAGAGCCACCATCTACAATTTGAGCCGATCGAACGACCAATAAATCAGCAGGTACATCAATAAATCTTTGTGAAGCAATTAAATTTGCCGTTGCATATCTTTTGTTATTATCAGAATCCACTTCTCTAAATATTCTCCATTCAGCATCTTCAATAAAACCATCAACAATAGTTGCAGTTAAAACATTTGAATCTGTTTCTGTGTAATCTCTAATTTTTTGTACTAGTTCTGCGTATGTCATTATCCTTGTAGGTTCACAGGGCCAGCTGTGCAACCATCTCCTCCTCCACTAATTCCACTAGTTGTAGCTGTGTCGGTACTAGCAAAATAAAAATAATTTGTTGTATCTGATACAATACCACTTCCATCAATTTTGCCAACTGTAATTGTAAATCCACTAGCATTACTAATATCAGTTACTCCATTAAAAGATGGAACTGCTAGATATCCACTTGCACTAGTTGGTCCTCTGAATCGAACTACATTACCAGTTGATCGTTCATGATTAGGTGAATAGACATTGACATAAGTAGTACCACTATAAATAATTGTTTGAAAAGGATTTGTTTGTAATAAAATTAAAACAGCAGGTTCTGTTCTTGCCGGTCTTGCATTTTGTAAACCTTGGGCATCTGCTGTATGAGGTTTAGGTTCTAATTGTGGTTGCTTAGGTTCATATTCAGAAATATGGACTCTGGATCCATTCCATTCAATAACCATTTCTTTGTAAGGAAAAGCCATTCCACTTCGATCTGAAATAAATTGTGCATATTTTCCTTTTGATAAATTAGACATTTGGATAATAACTCTTCGGGGTTATAAAAGAACTTGATGAAGAACCATCTTCTTGTAAAGCTCTTTGTAGTTCATCTTCGTATAATAATTTTAATTGTTGAGTTAATTGTGGATTAAATTTTTGTGATAAATAATAAGTTAACCCTGATACCATACAAGGAACAAATCGATAAGGTACATCTGCTTCATTTGTATAGGCTCCGGCATCCTGGATTCTTTTTACATAGTAATAATTAATTGTGTTACCCGCTTCAGTTGATCCTGGAGTTAAATATAAAGTGATAGTAACTTTATCTATAAATCTTTGTACAAAATATTGTGTTGGAGTTCCTGTATCTGTTTTATTAGATAGACCTTGATATGCTGATCGATTAATTTTTGTTAAAGGAAAATCAACAGAAGATGAATTTCTATAAACCGCTTCTAATACATCATCTACACCATAGACTGCTGTAGCATCAGATGTGCCATCAGCTGTTGATCGATACATTATGTATTCTGATTGACCATCAACTAATGTAATTGAATTATTACCAACTTCCCAATAATGCAAACCTCTATTAGCCCATTCTTGAAACATTATGTTTAAAGAACGTCTTGCTGTTTTTATATCATTACCAGAATAATC